GCTCTGTTGTGAGTTTCGATCCAGCTTTAATATCTTCATAGTATTTGGACTTTTGCCCGTCCAGATGGGCTCTAGCGTTGGCAACTTGCTCTTTTAACGCTAATTTTTTTCTTCGTATATCTCTTTCTTCATCTTCTTCTTCATCATAAGAGAACGAATCTTCCATAAGAAAGTTAATTTCTTCATTGTTTAAATGAGGCTTTGTTTGCTTGTAATATTCATATAACAAATTATTATCATCTAATTTACTGTAATCTTGATTAAGCTTTACGTAGTCATTTAAATCACCACCAGTTTCTTCCATAAAATCCATAAGCTTTTGGATATTTTCTGGTAATGGTTTACCGGTTACCTCCGCTTCAGTAACAGCCTCTTCAATTTTTTCTTCTACTTCTGTAACTTCTTCTTCTGTAGAATCTTCAGTAATCTCTTCTAATACTGGAGCTTCTTGTGTTTCTGCTTCCGGTTGTACTTCTTCTTGTTTTTGTGTGGACTCGGCATTTTCAGGCTCTGTAACCACTCCGCTGTCGTCAGCGTTGTCTTTTTTAATTTCATCTTTTTCTTCTTCTGGTATTGTTGGTTTATCTAAATTTACTTTGATGATATTATCTTCTTGTTTTGTTTCGTTACTAATATCTACCTTAGTAACATTATCATCTTTTTTTTGCTCTACAGTCTTTTCAGGTGTAGTTTCTTTTTTCTTCTTTGCCATAATATAATATAATAATAGTTAATAAATTTATCTAGGTGTAAATCCTCCTAAATCAATGCCGCCGCCTAATATATCATTACCTGCAGACTCAAAGTTTTTAGGTGGTTTACCACTATTTCTTTGTTCAATCATTTCTGATTGTTGTGTAGCTTGTATTTTTGTTCTTTCGTCTTTACGATCTTCTTTTTCTTTTTCTCTACTTTTCATGCCTTCAACCTCAATACCTTTTAACTGCATGTTATACTGAAACTCTAACTGCATTAATTCTTTTTTCATAGCAACTTCTTGCATCATTTTTTCAGCTTGTATGCTAGCTTCTATTTGCATAAGTTCTGCTTTACTAGCGTTTAAAGCTTGGTTTTTTTGAACATCAGCCTGGGCAGCTGCTTGAGCAGACTGCTGGTTTAACTGTGCTTGTTGTTGCATGTTTTGTTGTTGTATTGCTTGATCTCTATCTAGTTTCTTTTTTCTACGTATTTTTAAAAGTTGATTTGCTAGTTTAATATTTCTTATTTCTCTAAGATCAATAGCGTCTTCAAGCTCTATGTTTTGCTGTTGTAAAGCCATTTGAATATTATTTTCAAGAATAGCTTTTTCTTCTTCATCTGGTTGTAGATCTATAAATATACCAAAATCATATAAATGAAGATTAGACATTTCTTCTAAAGTTGCCACGTTATGAACTCCAATAGATTCTATAAAAGCGTCTTTTGTTGGAGAGTATTCTATAATATCTGATATTCTAAGTGACAAACACTCTGCTGTTTCGGCTGTTAAATATAAACCAGCTTGTAATATATGTCTAGTTGCTGTGTTAGAATTAGCTGCTGCTAATTTTTGAACTCCTACTAAAGCGTTTTTATCTGGCATACTACCATCTCTAGCTTCGTTAAGCCCAGTAGTATCTCTAATCATTTGTAAATAGTAGTTGTAGTTTCCAATTAACACTTGCATTTTATTACCACCACTACCTGATGTTATTTCTTGTATAGGTACTTTACCAGGATTCATATCGCCTTCACTAGTAAATGATCTACCTATAACACTACCAGTTTGAAAAAACATGTTTAAAGCTTCCTGTGGATTATAATTTGTACCATTACCTAAATCAACCTCAGCTAAACCATCGGCATCTAAATAAACGCCATCTGGTACCATACGTGACATTACTTGCTGTAATTTCAAATGAGTCAACTGTATCATATCGGCAAAACCTGTTATACGTTTAACTAAAGAATCTATTTTACCATCATACATCCTAGGAGCTACAATAGCATAATTCATTTTAACTTTAGTGAAATTACTTTTAGGACGCATCATATTTCTAGCCATCTCCCATTTAAGTAGTTTGTCTGTGCCTAATATTAAAGCTCCTTCGTATAAAACTTCTATAGACCTTAAAAGTTTTGAATATCCACCTTCTTTATTTTCTGGCGGATCAAAAGAATCATCTTTAGGTATAATTTTATCAGCACCAGTGCCAGTTTCTTTTATTTTATAAACTTCATTCATATAAGTTTTATAATTAAAATATAAAACTTGAATAGTGTTAGTATCTTCTTTTTTAGAAGAATATCTAGTGTTATAATTATTTCTATTATAACTTTTATTTTTCATTATATCATCAAGATCTGATTCTGTTAAATGTGGAAATTGTTTTGCTAATTCATTTACAGGAATAGACTTGACTTCACCTACATAATATATATCTTCAAAGTAAGGAGAGTCACTATAAGAATAAACTAAATTTGCTGGATCTACATAGTCAATAACAACGCCTTCTGAAGTGTTAAATGAAGTTTTAACAGCACCTATACCTAGAACTGTCAAATCATAAAAAAACCTTTTTCTTGTTAGCTCGTAATTATTACCATCAAACAAAACGTTTAAAGCCTGTTCTTCAGCAAGTTCAACAGCTTGTTTGTAGCTAACTTGCATATGTAACTCTAATTCTTCTTGTGACTCAGGAAGTTCTTCTTTTTTATTTTCATAAAGATCTGCGTTAAAATTAGCCATAGCAGCATCGTTAAACTCTTTAGACTGCATATCTCTTATTATAGACTCCATATATTCAGTCCTTTTTTTAACACCAAAAGGATCTTGTGAATAAGCTTTTACATCGTAAGTTCTTTCTGCGATACCATTAACAACTATATCTACAAACTTAGGTATTATTGGAACAGGTTTCCAGTCTAAATTTAAATAAGACAAATCACCATTGATAGATAATTCGTCTTTGTACTTTTGAATTGACTGTTCTCCTCTAGCATATAATCTTAAACTATGAAAATCTTTAACATTAGACATATATTTGTTAGTGCTTCTGTCTTCGTTAAACCACTCTTGTTCTATAGCTTTAGCCACTTTCAAACCATAATCATAGCTCAGCTTTTCAGCATCACTAACTGTTTGACTTGGAAAATAACTTTTACCAGAATATGACATATTTATTTTATTATTTGTGAATTAGTTCCAGTATTACTATACTTAGAAATATTTATATTTAGTTTAGATTTTTCAACTTTAGCGTTAGGCGCGTATAAATGTCTATTGTTTGCCATAACAGCTAAACCGCTACTTATTGTTGCATCATACTTTGTTCTTTTATTTATATCAAACTTACTCCAATCGTTTAACAAAGCATTAAAGTATAAATCTCCAAACGTACCGTCTTGTTTCATGCCAACATGATCTTGTATGTACATTTCAATTGCAGCTGCATGAGCTTGTTTTATATCTTCAGAAGAGTTTGGTATTCCACCTATTTCTTTTTCTGCTACAGATAATTTGTTCCATAATTTATCAGGTCTATTCATACTAAAACCTCTATAGCCACGACGCCTTAAGTAATATAGAAGACGCGGTTTATTGTTCTCTGCAAGTATTGGCATGCCATAAAACACTAATGCCATTAATACATCTTCAAAGAATATTTCAGCTGTAGGTGGTCTTGATAAGTATTCTAAAAAAAAGCTATTCGCAGGAGCGTCCTCCATACTAAACCTGGTTAAGCCGTGTAATGCTCCTTTAGAACCTTCTCCGTCTACAGTTCCTGATATATCATAAGAGTCACAACCAAATGCTCCCATGTGTTCATTACCAGGATATTTAATACCATTTTTAAGTACCACTCTGTTTTGTAATTGCTGAGGCGGAACCCAGCTAATTTTAAATCTACCTTTATTATCTGGGTAAAATATTACTTGAGAATCTTTTACACCGTTTACCCACTGAAAGTTGCCAGTTGTAATTCCAAGAGTTCTAGACATTTCTTCGTTGTAGTCTATCTGTTCATATATTTTAACAAGATTAAAAATAGAATTTTTAGTTTCATCTCTAAATGCATGTTCTTCAGTTCTTGGAAATTGTCTGTAAAACTCATTTAAAGCATCTTGATCGTCTTTCAAGCCATCAGCTTCGTTTTGCCAATTATCTACAACACCTATATCTATTAGTTCACCGTCTGGGGCAAACACATCTGCGTCAGGAGTATTGAATACTGGAACTCCGTACTCGTCAATAAATCCTTCGTAGTTCCACTCCATTGGGATAAACAAAGAGTATAAACCAGACTTTGTTTGACCATTTCTATTTCTCTTAGTGACATCTGATGCATTGTATAGTTTTTTAAAATTACCACCGCCTTTGTCTAACGAGTTACTTGTTGAACCCATCATGCACTTACCTATTATCCTACTACCTAATCGTAAACATGTTTTAGTTACTCTCCAATTGTTTAGTATGTTATCTGGCCTTTCCCACTTACCACTTTCATCATGTACTAACAACGCTAGTTTTTCACCATCATAGCTATTGTCACCTGTATTTTTCCAGTCTATAGTTGTGTCTAAACCTTCTAACTCTTCTAACTGTTCGTTAGCAGTAATTTTTTTTCTAGTAAACTTACTAGCTGGAACTCTATAGGCTAACTCCGTTTTCGGACGATCCATACCGTCTTGTATTGGTTTAA